TAATGGTTATTATAATCGCCATACTATTAATGCCAAAAGAAGAAGTTAGTAATGAACCTATCATTATAGAAGAAACTTTTAATGAATATCCTTTAACAGCCTGGCACGATACTGATAAAAAAGGTGACATTGTAAAGATTAGATATAGGGTTTCTAATAGAGATACATTTATAGAAGTTCTTGATGATAAAGGTAGGGTAGTTCACAAACAACCATTTCAGAGAAGTCCTTGGAAAGATGGAACTCCAAGAGATTTTACATATAATTGGATGTTATATTATACACAGGATTATGGAGATGAAATTCCACCTGGAGAATACGAAATACGAGTTTGTCATAAATATTCGAGAAATGTTGATTTAAGTATTTGGATAACAATTTAAAGCAAAAAAAAGGGGTCTTACGACCCCTTTTTTATTATCCGATAATAGCTATTTACGGAATAAACCCACCAACACCAACAATGCGACTAACCCAGCGAAACCGGATTCGCCGAATTGATTTATGATTGATGTCAGGTTACCAATTACATTAACACCAAAGATTCCACTTCCGAACAATACTTCACCAACGGCTCCTATTGCTACAAAAGAGGTAAGTAGATGAGCTATGTCGTCTATCCAACCTTTGACTAATGTGATGACTTCCTTCATTAGTTATCTCCCGTTTATTTTTCTTATCATTTAACAAAAAAGGGATTTTTAACTTCCGTTTTCTGTTGTCGAAATTAACTTTCGACATAAATAAATATAATATATATAATATTTCTTATTGCAATATATATGCATCAATTTTTGAGTTATTTAATATTTATTTATGAGTTATAACATCTATTTTTAATACAATATGAGGAAACTAAGATGAGTCAGGATTACGAATTATTTGAAGGTAAATCACTATCATCATTATTTAAAGACATTTACGAAAACTCTAAACATAATAAACATCAACTTGAAGTGTTGGTAAAAGAAGTTACAAGTTTTATAAAAGATGGGGATATGGCTATACAGTTAATTCCTATGATAAAAGAGTATTTGGAAATCAATGTGAAGAATGATGAACAACTTGTTAAGTTAGCTACAGTTGTTCAACGATTGATTGCTGCCGAACAGAAAGGTGGTAGTGAATCAGAGTTCGGTTTATCGGACAAAGAGAAAGAACAATTACTCACAAGTATAGATGAAGTAGTTGTAGACATTCAAAAGAAATCAGATAAGATAACAGACGATATACAATCAGTTAAGGAAAATTAATGGCCTATAAAATAAATCGGAGTGATGAGCATATAGTGTTGCCAGACGGTAATGCTACAGTTAGAGATATTAAAAAATATTTTAAACAAATGGGTGGTTCTGAATTTTATGAATTAGAGGTTGCTGAAGTTATAGAGTGTTGGTTAGATGAAGAAGATTTACCATTAGTTCCCAATACGGATAAACCTGATTGGTCAAAGTATGGATGGATATTGGCTAGACTGTCGGTTAGTAATGGTGGAATAGATGATACTGTTAGTATTAGACCTTTAGATTCTAATATAAAAGAGTATCCTTATCCTGGTGAGCATGTAATTGTTGCAAATTATTATGGGGAAAATTATTATACACAAAAATTAAATTTAAATAATTCAGTTAATTCAAATTCTTTTCCAGGACTAAGTAAGTCATATAATATATGGACTAATGAAATATACAAAGAAAATTTACCGAACGTTATAGATGAAAATGTTAGACCATTAAAATCAGAAGAAGGTGATATAACATTTAATGGTAGGTTTGGAAATTCAATTAGGTTAGGTAGTAATGTAAAAGAAATTAAAACAGAAGATGGTACAAAAGAAGATACGGGAAAAGAGAATTCAGCAAATGTAATTATACGTGCTGGACAAGGTTATACTTTTCCTGAAGAGGGATATAAACCAGTAGTAGAAGATATAAATTTGGATGGTGCATCTATGTGGATGACTACCAACCAAGTAGTTCCATTACAACAGGGATCAATTTCTCGTGTTCCAGATTTAAAACCAAAAAAATTTGATGGGAGACAAATAATTTTAAATTCTGATAGGATAGTTTTTAATTCAAGAGGTACTGATACTTTTGTTTATTCAAATAGAGATATAAATTTGGTTAGTAATAATAGAATTGTTTTGGAAGGTCATAAAAATGTGTATCTTGGTACGGCACCAAAACAAGGTGAAACTACTGGATGGGTAAGTGATAATTCTAATATTCAACCAGTATTAAGAGGTGACCAAACAATGAATTTAATTGATAGTTTGTTGGATGCGTTAATTGAATTTGCAAATGGAATAGCTCCATCAATGGGTTCGATTATAAATTTTCCAGTTCCAATAGATAGTATAATTGGTCCTTCTATGGGATTAGTAGGTGCACTTCAAGAATTAAAAACTCGATTGGATGAACCAAAGAGTGATATAGTAAAGACGAATTAATATGCCAATAAGATGTAAATCAATAGCAGGACAACGAGTAACATTAGGACCAGGTGAACCAATTATACCAGGATGTGAACTCATAGAAGGAAGTGGAATCTTTGAAAATAAAGAAGAATTTCCAATGTTGTTTGCAGAAGTAGATGGTGTTGCAGGTGATAATGGTGCAGTAGTAATATGGCCAGATACGGGTAACGATTTAATGAAATATGGTGCAGGTGAAACTGTACCTGCTGGAACTACACTTCATGCTGGATGTGTAATAGAAAATGGTGAAATAATATGTGCACCATATACCACCCAAAACGATTCAGTTGCAACAGAAGGACCCCCTGAGACAAGTGGTAGTGGAGATGACGATGGAGAGGATAAAGGTTTTTGTATAGGTTCTGGTGGGGCCGCCATGAAACCAAAAGATGACGATGCATGGGATTTTCTTAGTGATATAGCAAATTTTCAATTACCAGATTTACAAGCTTTTGCATTAGCTGGGTTTACTGCAAAAGTTCAAGAGATGATGGGAAAACTTAATCAGTTGTTAGGTAAGTTTAATGCTGAAGTTGATAAGATAATGGCGAAGGCAGTTATTGATCCTGAAGATGTTTGTAAAGATCCATTAAAACAAAAGATTCGAGATTTAATGGAAATGATGCAGAAGTTAATGGCAATTATTCCTATATTAAAACAAATAATTACAGTAATAAAACTCATTAGAAAAATTATAAAAATAGTTAGAAAGATTTTAAAATGGACACCACCATATATAGTTCCAATAGTTGAAAAATTATTACAGATATTAAATATTATGGGAATGATAGATATGTGTGTTTCTACTTTAATAAAGGCAGTTGGAAGGTTTTCGTCAATACTTCCTATACTATATTCACAACTAATGAGTATACTTGCACAATGTGCTATAGACGCGGGTAATCCACCACCAGACAATAAAGAAGATTGTGAAGCAGCAGGTGGAACTTGGATTGATCCTGATGAGTTAAAGGAATTACAAAGTATGTATGATAAGCTATCAACTGCCGATTTAGACGTAGGAGATGAGTCTATTGGATTTTGTTCTATAACAGAACATTTAGATAAAAAATCTTGTGAAGCAGCAGGTGGAACTTGGACAGATTTAGACACCGATACAGATATTGGTGGTGTAGATACTTCTGCGTTAGGAAATGAATTAACAAAACAAATGGAAGAATTAGAAAGATGTTTTGCTAGTCCAGAATTAAAACAATATTTAAACGAGTTATAATACAAGGAGATAATAATGAAGAAACAAGAACTAATCAAGATAATTGAAACAGTAGTTCGTAAGGAAGTCAAAAAACAAATGAATGAGATATTTATTAAAGATAATGATTCATCTTCTCTTACCGAATTAGTTTCAAAACCATTAACCGAAAAAGAGTTCAAAGAACCTATTAGGAAGCAGTATAAATCTAAAAAGGAAGTAAATTATACATCAAACAAGGCTCTTAACAAGGTTCTGAATGAAACCGTTGGTGGAGTTCCACAAGGAGAAAGTGGTGAATATCCAACTATGGGTGGTGGAGTTTATGACAGTAGTAAGGTAAATGACCTTCTTGCACGAGAAACTGGTTTGGGAAATCCAGAATCCGTAAAGGAAAAGAAACGAGAAATAGCAGCAGTAGATTCTATAAAGAAAGCTGGTGTGAATGTTGACCAAGTTCCTGACCATGTACAAGATGCATTAACAAAAGATTATTCAGCTGTTATGAAAGCAATAGACCAGAAAAAAGGTGGTGGAACGAATTATCGTCCATAAGAGGTGAACAATGGCATTAGATAAAAAGTTTTTAAAGTATAAGCTTGAGAAAATTAAAAATGATAGAATTTTCAAAGACCAAGATACTGAAACTAAAAAGAAAATAAGAAAAGAAAATGCTAAGTTGGCCGCAGAAGAGGCAGACGCAATACATTCTTATTTAACGGGTGAAGATGAAGTAGATAGACTTGATAATAAATCATATTTAGAAAATAGATTACCTGGAAGTCTTTTTATAGGTAGAGGAAATCAGTTAAATATTAGACAAGTTCAGACTAATCCTAAAACTAAAAAATCAAGATTATCAAGATTATTAAAAAGATTTAAAACAGTTGCTAAAGCAAACATTGACGAGTCTAAACAAATAATAGTATTAAAAAAAATATTTGATAAATTAAATCTTAATTTTAAGTTTGGTGAAATAAAAACAGATGGAACTTTAGTTGCAGGTGGATATAAAACACACGATAGTAAAGATGAATACGAAGGAATTACAGAAGATTATATTGTAACTGATATTGTTGAAAATACAGATGGAACGGTGACATACATTAGAAAAAGAATTATAGTTAAGAATGGCTTAATTGTTGGACAACAGATAATAAGTTAATAGGAGAATATAAATGGGAGCAAGAGAAAAAGATTTAAATCCAGATACTTTCATTGGATTGAAACTTCCTATGGGATATTCTGAGTCTGGATATTTTAAACAGACTAAAACTACACTTCAACAGGCAAAATATAATATTATAAATTTACTAAAAACGATTCCTGGTGAAAGATTGGGCCAACCAACATTTGGATCACAATTACATTCAATATTATTTGAACCAATGAATGAAGATTTTAGTGATATATTAGAAGATTCAATAAGAACATCTTTAGAAACTTGGTTGCCATACATAAACATTAAAAAGATAGAAATTACAATGCCAAATTATAATATTAATAGAGTTAATATAATAATAGATTTTGGATTGTCATTTGAACCCGATAGGTTTGGAACTGTGTCAGTAAGTTTTGATCAATTTGAATCGGCTGTTAATCAATAAGGGAGAAGAAAATGGCTACAAAGGGAGTCAGTAAGGACGTAAAATATTTAAATAAAGATTTTTCTGCATTCAGAGATGGTCTTATAGAATTTGCAAAAACATATTTCCCAAATACATATAATGACTTTAACGAATCAGATCCAGGTATGATGTTCATTGAAATGGCATCATATGTTGGTGATACTTTATCCTATTATATGGATGAACAATTTAAAGAAAGTATGTTAGCTTTTGCAGAAGAAAAGAAAACTATATATGAAATTGCACAAGGATATGGATATAAACCAAGACAGGCTTCACCTGCAAGTGTAACTCTTGATGTATTTCAAACTGTTCCTGCAGATGCTAATAATGTGGTAGATGAAAAAAGACAACCCAATGAAGATTATTGTTTACATATCCCAGCGGGAATGCAAGCTACTGCAACCAACGGAACAGTTTTTAGAACTACGGGAGATGTAGTTTTTAGAGATTCAAGTTCATTAAGTCCAAGAGAACAAGATATTTTTGAAGTAGATGATGAACAAAATGTTACAAAGTGGTTGTTGAAAAAACAAGTAAAGGCAGTTAGTGGAACTGTTACTACTGAATATGTAACATTTGGAGCAGCAGAAAAATATAAAAGGATTGCTTTAAATAATAATCCTGTATTAGAAATAATTTCAGTAACAGATGGTGATGGAAATAAATGGTATGAAGTCCCATTTTTAGCACAAGATACAGTATATGCTGATTTTGAGAATAATACAAATAATTCACCAGACTTAGTGGAGGGTAGAAATTTTGCACCATTTCTTTTAAAACTTGTAAAGACATCTAAACGATTTAAAACTTATATTAGACCAGATGGTAAGACAGAAATGAGATTTGGTTCTGGAGTAGCAGCAGGAGCTGATGAAGAAATTATTCCAAATCCAAATAGTGTAGGTTCTAATTTACCAGGAACACCAAGTTTTCTTGATACAGCTTTTGATCCTGCTAATTTTCTTAATACGGAAACTTATGGTCAATGTCCAACCAATACAACTCTTACAATTAAGTATTCGTATGGTGGTGGAGTAGATGATAATGTAGCTGCAAGTACAATTAATAATATTACATCACATAATCCACAATTTGATGGTTCTTTAAGTTTAGATAGTAATTTACAAACAATTACATTAGATTCTACTGCAACAACAAACCCACAACCAGCAACTGGAGGTGGTGGACCAGAAACACTTGAAGATGTAAGAGTAAATGCCGCAGCTTATTTTCAAGCACAACAAAGAGCAGTAACTAAAGATGATTATATAACTCGTGTTTATTCGTTACCACCCAAATATGGTAATGTGGCAAAAGTTTATATGATACAAGATGAACAAGTGGCAGCAACTGGCCAGAATGAAGGAGATCCTACTTTCCAACCCAATCCGTTAGCATTAAATATGTATTTGTTAGGTTATAACAATGGTAAAAAATTAGTTGGTTTAAATCAAGCGGTTAAAGAAAATATTCAAACTTATTTAAGTCAATATAGAATAATGACAGACGCTGTTCAACTTAAAGATGCTTGGATATGTAATATAGGAATTGATTTTGCTATTTATACTAAAAGAGGATTTAATAAAAATGAAGTATTATTGAATTGTGTTGATAGATTAAAAACATATTTCCAAACAGATAAATGGCAAATAAATCAACCAATAATTTTGGCTGATATATCTTCTGAAATATTGTCAGTTGAAGGAGTGGCAACAGTTGTTAAACCTTTTGAAAATAGTACCGAACTTGTTCAAGTTACTAATAAATTTGGAACTATTGGTGGAGTGTTATATTCTGAGAACATTTATGATGTAGCATCAGCAACTTTTAATAGTGTCATTTATCCATCAACCGATCCAGCAATATTTGAAGTTAAATATCCTGACTCTGATATACGAGGTAGGGTGATGGGAGATATCTAATGCATTATTTTGAATTCGCAACAAAAGATACAACATTATATGAAGTAAGTTCAAGTATGAATACTGGACTTGATGAGATACTTGAAATTAGAAAAGATACTAATCCAGATGGTTCTGTAGTAAATGTTTCTCGTGCTTTAATAAAATTTGATTTGAGTTATATTTCTGAATCAATATCTTCTGGGTTAATTACTTCAGGATCAAAAACAAAATTTCATTTAAACTTATATGATGCAAATTCTAATGAATTACACATATCACAAACTTTGTATGGATATCCTGTAAGTCAATCATGGGATATGGGTTCTGGTAGAGCACAGGCAAATCCACTTATAGAAGATGGGGCAAGTTGGAAGTATAAAGATAATAATGATACAGCAACTCCTTGGTTTGGAAGTTATACCGCGTTACAAGGTAATACTTATGCAGATGGAACTTTAACAATTAATGAAGGTGATTATAATAATCAAGAAGTTACTATTGGTGGATTTGATTTTATATTTGTGGCACCGACAGTAGGTACATTTAATAATAGTTCTACTCAAATATTCGTAGCATCTGGATCTACAACTGGTAGTTCGACTCAAAATTTAACGAATGCAATTAATAACACTGACAGTAGTTCACTACACGGTTTATCAATCAGTGCAAGTTTATACGGAAATGACAATACACCCGTAGTTGGTAATACTTATGCAAGTGGAACTATATACTTTTCCCAAAATCCCATTGGTGGAATGCATGGTGGTGTTAGGGATGAAATATCAATAGATGGAGTAGATTTCGTATTTGTATCAGGATCACTTGGACTACAAAATACAGATAACCAAATATTTGTGGAATATGCATCGGGATCAGTTAGCTACGACCAGGGAATGTATACAGCGTCTATGAATTTAAGAGATGCTATCAATAATAGTTCATCACTTCATGGTTTACCAATAAGTGCATCCGTGGGTGTTGTAGGTGAAGGTGGTATACCCAAATACCTCATCTTATCAGGATCAACTTCTGGTACATCTGCCAATTTAACGATTACTACGGGATCAGGTGGTACAGAAAATGCTTTTCGATCCGTGGTAGAAATGTTTGGGGCCGAAACGGCATTTAAAATTCAAGGTGGAACGGACACGGGAGGAACTGGTGGAGTTGCACATCAATTAATATTATCTGGAAGTGCTGCAGGAACTTCAGCTAATTTAACTGCAGCTTCATCTTCGGGGTTATTTGTATTTAGTGGTGGGACATCTGCATTGGCTGGTGGAACAGATTCTACAACAACATTATCTGGTGGTGGTGGAACTTGGTATAGTGGAAGTGGATATGAGGCCTCACAATCTTTTACCCATGAACCATCAGATTTAAGAATGGATGTAACTGATATTGTATGGAAGTGGTTACATAGTACAGTTCCAAATGAAGGATTTATGTTAAAAAGAAGTGGTAGCATAGGCAATCAAGATGCAAATGTAGAAGAAGGTAATAATACAAAGTATGGACATTTTGTATTTTTTGGTAGAGATACCCATACGATTTATCAACCAAAACTTGAAGTAGTTTGGGATGACTCAACTTGGGCAACAGGTTCATTATCAGCACTTTCTAATACTGAGGTTGAGGATATGGTTCTTTATATGAGAGGATTAAGACCAGAATACAAAGAAACTTCAAAAACAAAATTTAGAGTAGTTGGTAGAGCAAGGTATCCTGAGAAGTCATACGCAACAAGTGGATATAGTACAGGATATACAACTGCTAAATATCTACCAAGCGGAAGTACATATTATCAAATTAAAGATGCTTATACAGAGGACATTCTTGTTCCATTCGGAACTGGTTCGATTGTAAGTTGTGATTCTACTGGAAATTATTTTAATTTTTGGATGAACGGATTACAATCAGAAAGATTTTATAGAATAGAATATAAGATTGTTAGTGGTAGTGGAACTGCCAATGAAACCGTTCAATATTTTGATGAAAAACATTCCTTTAAAGTAGTGAGATAAAAAATGCCATATAGTAAAGATGAATTAGATAATCTTCCGTTTTATCAAGGACTTATAACGGGGGATGAATCTAAATATTTAGAATTAATCGAAAAGAGAACTCAGGCCAGTTCTGTAGAAGATGGTATCCTTAGAAATCCAACATCACAGAATATTGTTTTATTTGAAAAGATAATTCCTGGCCAGGGAACTGATGGAACAAGTCATCCTCAAAATCATACTATTTCATATCAAGGTGGATATTTCAAATACGAGGAGACTGAAGAAACCAAGAAAATAATCAAACGAGAATTTACGGAATTCTAATGTCAAAGAAAAAACAATTAACACTCGATTCTAATACTGGAAAATTATCAAGATTACAAGAAAAAGATTTGCCACTTCTTAGTATAGATGGTTTGAACGATGGTGATCCCATAGCTCCATTTGGAACACTTACTTCCGATATAATTGAGTATTGTGTATATGATACAAGTGATAATTATCTTGCTTCTGGAGAACTTACATATCCACTCCCAAATACTTTAGATATAGGTGCTCACATTAGAGGTCTTGGTTATGAACGAGGAACTTATAAAATAGTATATAATTTTTTAAGACAAATAGGTGGTTCATCTAAATTTATATTGACCAAGAAACGTGATAAGAGTATTTATACTGGTCAATATATGGTAGAAACAAATGGTAAAATATATGCTAGTTATTATATAGAAGAAGATATAGAGGCTCGTTTACTCGATGATAAAGGAAGAGATATAGAACTTCTTGTTCAAGATGATAAGTTTTGGATACAAGAAATTTCACCATCCAAAACAGAAATAAGATTAAGACCAAATCCTGCAATTGTTGATACAGATTATTATGAACAATTTAGATTATTAGGTTATACTTGTTTATCATATTCTGATGTAAGTGGAGATTCCCATATAACATTTAGTAATGATGGGAAAACAGCAACAGTAAATAGTGAAGATTTATCATTACAAAATGCAATGGAAGGTGGGACTCTTAAAATAAGAGAAGCCTTCGTTATAGATTATGAAGAATCAGATGAACAAATAACAAGATATACTCCTGTAGTAGATATTGAAACTTTACCTGCTATACAAAATTTAGTAACTAATGGTCATTTCTTTGGAGGAGTCTCTGGAGGAGAAAATGTTGCAGAGTTCATAAAGAAATCAGATTCTACTGAGATAGTTCAAGATTTTCCAAATCCAGGACATAGTAGATATACTTTAAGAAGTGATGGTTCAATAGGAGGAACTAATCATTATTGGATTCAATTAAAAGGTATACCAGGTGAGAGTTATATATTGAGTTGTTGGGTTCATTGGACTGATGAATGGACAGATCATAAATTATTATTTAGAGGTTCAACTGCTCCAGGTGGAACTCCCAGAACCTTTGATGATACAGATAGAGGAATTCATGAAACAAAAGAAATAGATGGTAAATTATGGCAAAGATTATATAAAAATATAACAATACCCACAACTTCTACGGATGGAAGTGTAGTGATATGGTTAGGTGATACGGATGGAAATACAAATTATGAAGATGGTGCATATAGATACATTACAGATATTCAAGTTGAGGTTGGTGGTGTAAGTGGTCCACCAAGTCCATTTGTAATTAAAGAGAGAGTAGAAGAAGAAGATTCACCAACAACTGGATTAATTACATTTATAGATGATAATAAAGTACAGGGTGTGTTTGCACAAGAAGATGACGGGTTTACAAACTTAATGATGGCGGGAAGTGATGGTAGAGGAAGTGGTAAATTAACTATTAAAGATGTATATGTTACAGATCAAACTTATTCACAAAATGAAGAATTAATTGTAATAGACGATATTCCTTTAAAGAATCCAGATGGATCAGATATTCAATTTGGTGAAATGGAACATGAGGCAAGAATAAGTCCTTATCACGGAAGTGGTACGGCAAATTATATTTGGATTAGAGTTGATAATAATTTTACTATAACTTCTTTTGATGAAGATGAAAACCCAACAGTTATTGGTAGTAGTTTTGGGATACCAGGAGCATATAAAGAGTCTTATAGATTTACACTTCCAGATGATTTAGCAAGATTAGAAATACAAACTCGTGAGAATACAGGAGCAGCAGGATTTATAGGAAGAATTAATTGGATGGGACAAATATATAGAACAGGAGATGGTCAAGGTGCCTATTCAGATGATATGGGAAATGATTGGAAACGGGATCACTATGGTGGTTCACATGAAATAGATGCTCCAGAAATTCCTCAACTATCTACTAATTCTTCGGGTCCATTTCAAATTATATCAAATTCCACCAACTCTACTGATTTAGATTGGACTACTACAAGGGCAAGTGTTTCTGGGGTTCATAGTAAATTAAAAAAATCTGAATGGGTTTGGGCAACACAAAGAACCGATAATCAAGATTTAGTTTGGCAGTGGACACCAGAATCCCAAGTAACAGATTTGATTTGGAATTGGCCAGATCCAATTTTACGTTCTGATGCAGTAAAACCACAAGGTTGGGGTGATGGATTCAATTCATTTCATTGGGGTGGTAGTGAGGATAGAAAAAATGATAGGTCAAGGTGGCATAGTGGTTGGTTAGGACATCATGCTAAATGGGTAGATGGTGATGGTGAATTCGGTGGAGTTGCCATGAAGTTCATCGACCAAAATTCTGAGTTTGGTACACCTAATCATATAGATTATGAAGGTGACCATAAAACAGCAAATACAAGTAATGGACCTACTACATTAGCACATAGATGGATGGGTATTTCACAAACTCTACCACATACAATGGCAGCACAAGGAATTAAACCAGGAGACCAGATTACAGTATCTTGGTCGCAAAAGTCCGATACTACAAACAAAGGTGCAATGGTTGGGTTACATCATTATAGAAAAGACGATGGATCAACAACTTGGGGATTGACTGATCGTATTTCAGGACACCACCCGTCAACTGTTGGTGATGATGAAAATGGAATTCCGATGTTGGGGGCAGGTCAGAGAGAATTTTTAAGATATAGACCAGTTTCTAA